TCAAATGATGGCGGGGGCGCAGCCCTATTATAAGAACGGGGTGGGGGGTCCGGCCGAGCGGCAGGCTCCCGGGTGGGGGCGGGGGGTTCTCTTACACAAATTAAATTATACTATCGTCCGCAGAAACGATGCAAATGCCGCATTTCCCAACGTGATAGACGTTCCCGCCATCGTCTGAATAAGCCCTTACACCGCTGTGCTGCTTGCTACCATCAAAACCGTTTGCCTCATACTCCCATTCTGGGCGGCGGGTCAATTTTCCGACAACTTCAAATCCGACATTTTTAGCATACTCCCTGATTTTCATATTATCCTCCGCTCTGCCGGGAAGTAGCCTCCCGGCCCGGCCTGTATTGAATTATTAGGCAAAGAACACGCCCAAGGGGCTGCCGGAGGGGGACCGCCACCCGGCGGGGTGAATGTCCTCCAGGGCCTCCCGGGACGTTTGACCATCATCCCAGCGGATCACCGCCATGGTGGCGGCAGGGGTCCAGCGGGTGGCCTCCCTTTCGAGGAAACCGACGATCACGCCGACCCCCATGGGGAACCCTGCGCCCCAGTTACCAACTACGGGCTGGCCGACCATGACCAGGCCGGGGTGTGCGGCGGGCTGGGAACACTGGGGAATGTAGGCGGACGCGGGATCCGCCGGGGCGCCCTCCTCCGTCTCCTCCACATATTCACAGGAGGCCCGGAACACGGGGGCCATGCTGTACCGTTCCGGGACAATATATTCCACGTCGCGGTCCGTGTGGATCTTTGTGCGGCGCTCCTGGCCATCCCGGCGGAACGTCACCGTTTTGGCCGTGCGCTTGACGATCTCCACCACGAAAACGCAGTTGTGATCGCAGGCGCTGGTGGTGTAGTAGGCTTTACCGACTTCAAAAGCAATCATCTTTCAGACCTCCCGGAAAAGATTTTGCGGAACAACCGCCGGAGCGGGACGAACACCGCCACAAATATGATCAGAGAAATTAGAAATTTCATCGTTTGCCCTCCTATTGACAAAACCGGATGATTTGTTTTATATTTGGGGTGCAGAGGTTTGGGCCTCCGCACCCCTGGCCTTTACCAGTTCAGCAATTTTTGAATTGCCAGAACTATGAGGCCGGACACCGTACCCGCGAGAATGTCAGCGCCTAACTGTTTCATTCTTTCGGGCCGCGCCGTAGGCTTTCGCCTACGGCGTTTTTTCTTGTTCATCTCAACCACCTCCTTTCCTCTTGAACTGATTATATTATACACTATATTATGTGTATAATCAATTGACAATATACACAAAATAGAGTGTATCTTTTTATTGCTTGTATACACTTTACAATGTGTATGTTGCGTGATAGAATAACCATGAAAGGAGGGGATCGGAATGGCGATTAGCTATCAGGGCGCATTTGAGAAAATGAAAGAGGCCGGGATCTCCACATACCGGATCAGGAAAGAAAAAATAGTATCAGAGGGAACCTTGCAAAGCATGAGAGAGGGACGGCCTGTTTCAACTGAAACCATTGAAAAGCTGTGCCTGTTGCTGGACTGCACCCCCAATGACCTTATGAAGATTACCCGCTGACGGCAGGCCGTGAACCTGCCTGCTCAATGAATAACCACGCGCCCGACAACTTTCTTATAATTTTCTTGTGCTGAATATTACCACGGGTTTTGACGCCGGCCTGTGTTAATATCAAGAAAAATGTGGGTCATATCCACAACGGAGGGGCGCCGGGTGAAGTTTTACGAAATCAACGGGAAAAGGAATTTGTGCGGGGACCGGATCCGAGAGGCCAGGCAGAAAAGGAGACTTTCCCAGTCTGAGCTATGCGAACTGCTGCAACTGCGGGGGATCATGGTGGAGCGGGATGTGATCAGCCGTATGGAGAGCGGGGCAAGGATTGTGACGGACTTCGAGGCTGTGGCCATTGCGGAGGTGCTGGAGGTCCCCGTGCTGTGGCTACTGGACAAAGAATAGGCCGGCGTGGTAGAAAGAACCACGCCGGCCTATTGTCATATTACAGAGAAAGAGAGGCCGCCCCATGAAGGGATATAAGCACTTAACTGCCCATGATCGGAACAAAATGGCAAAAATGCGAAAAGAGGGCGCAACCATGCGCCAGATCGGCGCGGCCCTCCATGTGAGTGCGGCCACCGTCTGCCGGGAGCTAAAGCGCGGCACATACACCTACCTGAACGCGGATTACATCGAGGTGACCGAATACATCCCGGAGCGATCACAAAAGAGGTACGAGGCCAACCTGGAAGCCAAGGGGCCGGGATTGAAGATCGGAAACCATAGGGATTATGCCGAAAAGCTGGAGGAGCTGATCGTGGATTACGATTACAGCCCCTCCGCCGCCCTGCATGAAATTGAAAACCACCCGGAAATATATGGGGAGTTCGGGGTGCGCGTCTGCCGGCAGACGCTTTATTCCTATGTGGAAAAGCGGATCTTTGCCCGCCTGACCAATAAAGACCTGCCTTTTAAGGGGTCCCGCCAGAAGAAAAAGACCAAGCACATACGCCGCATGAAATCCGCCGCAAAGGGGGACAGCATAGAGAAAAGGCCGGAGGAGGTCAACACGCGCCAAGAGCCTGGCCACTGGGAAATGGATCTGGTGGTGTCCTGCCGCGGCGGTCACAAGTGCCTTATGGCCCTAACCGAGCGGGTGACCCGTCAGGAGATCATGCGCCTAATCCCGGACAAGAGCGCCGCCAGCGTGGTGCGGGCCATGAATACGCTGGAGCGGAAATATGGAAAAATGTTCCCGGAGGTATTCAAGACCATTACCGTGGACAATGGCACGGAGTTTTCCGACTGTGAGGGCATGGAAACCTCTGTATTTAAGGCAGGCGGCCAGCGTACCAAAATGTATTACTGTCACCCATATTGCAGCAGCGAAAGAGGAAGCAATGAAAAGCAAAACCAGATGATCCGGCGAAAATTCCCAAAGGGAACCAACTTCGACAAAGTTTCCCCCAAAGAGGTCCGCGTGGTGGAGGACTGGCTGAACAGATACCCCCGCAAGATCCTGGGATGGTATAGCAGCGCGGACCTGTTCAACCAGATTTTTGGGGGCATTTGAAAAATTTTTTACTTTTTGTTACGCTTACCTATTGACATTTGCCTCGCCTGCGGGATCTCGGCAAGATAGTAGATTAAGTGCAGAAGAAGTCAGACGACTTTCTTCTGCATATTTTTTATGCCGGAGGCGGAACGAGGTGAACGAAATGGAGGCTACGGTACAGAGAAAAACCCTGACCATGGAGGACCGAAAGGTCCTTGCGGAAATGTGGGCGGCCGGAGAGCGGGCTGCCGTGATCGCCGTAAAACTGGGCGTGTGCCCGGATACCGTGTACAAGGAATTGAAGCGCGGATACACCGGGACGCTGAACGAGTTAAGCCGGCCGGCCTATGACCCGGCACGGGGGCAGGCAGAGTATCAGCGGCGGCTTAGAAACCGCGGCCGCTGGCGGCGGGACAAGGAGGAGCACCATGGAGCAGAAGCAGAGACCTGATGAAACCGGGAAGACGGAGCGAAAGCCCATCTCCGTGGAGGAAGCGAACAGCCGGGCATATCAAATCGGGCTGCAATCTGATTGCATCATCAAACTGGAAAAACGGGCCGGGGAAAACCGGTATCAGCGGCATTTTAAGGCATCCAGCGCGTCGGCACTGTTGAACGGGATGGCCGTCCTGATACGGGATTACGCAGAAACACTGAACCTGTCGGTTGTGGAGGTCTTGTCAGTCCTTGCTGTTGTGCTGACCATGCCGACAATCCAGGAAAAAAACAGAGAATCGGAGGACCAGTGATATGGAGCAGCAGTTTTTCACGATCCGGATCGAGCGACAGGAGACCCGCATGGAGCGCCTGGAGCGGCGGAAGAGAGAGACCCGGAAAAGTATTTTCGCCGCCGTGCTTGCCGTCCTCGCGGCGGCAGCCCTGTTCGCCGCACTGGCGGCCACAGAGCCGGTGATTGTTGCGACAAAAGAGGCGGAGCAGGAACTCCAGCCGGTGGTGCTGATCGTGCCGGAGGCAGAGGTATGAGTGATAAGGAAGCTCGTCTGTTTGAGGTGCAGCACCCGGAGCGCCCCGCCGTACAGGTACAGGCGGTGGACCGGCTGCGGGCCATCGCGGCGGCGGCGCGTGAATGGGGAGACCGGTGGACAGAGGTCGCCAGAGACTGCGAGGTCTCCGACCTGGGGCCGGCGCCGGAGCAGAAGCGGAAAAGCAGGAGGACGACATGATTCATGAAAAGGGACTTTGCAAGGTGCTTTCGGCCGCCTACAAGGGCGGCGGATATTCCGTGATCCCAGTCCGGCGGCAGGTGGAGACCGTCGCCAGGTCCTGGCGGCGGAACGAGATCATCCTGAACGGCGCCACCTGGGCGGTGCGCTGCCTGACGGAGGACCTGCCGAAAGAGGCGGCTGTCCAGATCGTCAAGGACGTGGGGTATATGCCGATGGAGCCGGTGAGCGTCCAGAAGAGCCAGCCGAATCAGACCATGCTGGAAGATGTGGCCGACATACGGGAGAGCCAGCTTGAAGAGCTGCGGGACGGATCGTCCGTCATGGTGAAGATCCCCGTGATTTTCCGGGACCGCTGGCAGTTGTACCAGACAACAACCGGCGCGGTCTATGCCTTCGACACGGAGCTGCTGAAGCTGATCGACTTCAAGGAAGTATCGCCGGAGTGCCGGATTACGCCGCATGGCAACATGGCTATGTTCTTATGGGAAGACGAGATGGTATTTCTGGCGCCGGGGCGGTTCTCCCGGGAGAACGAGGAAAAGATCCTCTACATAGCAGGGATGGACTGGGAGAATCAGGTGGAGGCCGACGATCCCGTGGTGAACCTGAACCTGTTCAACGCGGACCAGGACGAGCCCCTTCTGACGCCGGAGGAATGATGTGGAAATGGAGAATCAGGAATACTACTTCGACGTGTCATATCAGCGCAGCGAGGACGGGCCTGTGGGCATGATCTGTCTGCCTGATATCGGCAGCGTAATGGAGTGGATGCAGAGGAATGGCGAGAGCATCCACTTCGCCCTCCTGCTGAAAATGCCGGGAAACGCGGACGGCCTCGTGGATCGGGAGGTATGAGATGGAAAGCAGATTTGAGAGGATTACAGAATCTCCGGACGCCCTGGCTGCTGTGCTGGCTTCTATCCCAACGGCGGACGCACCGTGGGATATAGCATTCGAGCGGGCCTTCTGCGCGGGCTGCGCCCTGGAAAACTGCGATGGCTGCCCACACAAAAATCTGGATCGGATTAAGTGGTGGCTGGAGCAGCAGACGGCGAAAGCCTTTTTGACCAGGAAGGGTGAGCGATCCGGGTGGTTTTCCATGTCCAAGAAGCAGGAATTGGTGGACAAGCTGGGTCCTATTGAGCACCAGGCGGAAGAACTGCTTGAGGAGCTATGCGGCAACTACTGCAGATACACCAGCGCCGCCAGCGGAAAGACCGGGGATGAACTGTTGGATATTTGCGAGGACTGCCCGTTGTCCAGGTTGAGAGATTTGATCGGAGTATAGGCAATGGGAAAAATCAGGTGCCCGGAGTGCAGATACCGGGCAGCAAAGTTTTCGGACTACACCTGTGACTATGCGGGGATCACGGGCCATACGAGGCGGGCCGTCCCGCCGGAGCGGTGCAGGCATTTTGAGCCGGAGCAGCCGCCGGAGGCCGCAAAGCGTGCGAAGCCGAAAGGGCCCGCCATCGCCATCAACCCAAGCCGTCGGCGGACCCGGTACGACTGGGAGAAGGCTAAAATGCTTTACGACCAGAAGTGGAGCGATTCAAAGATCGCGGCCGCCATGGGATGTGATGTCAACAGCGTTCTCGCCTGGCGGAAGCGGGAGAAGCTGCCGCCATGGCCGCGCTCGGTGCAGATTGTGGCGCGGAAGGAAGTGGTGGTGTGAAAATACCGGATGATGTGTTTACGACCCGTTGCCGCTACTGCGGTCATGGGCAGACGGGAGCGGAAAATAAAGAAATCCCGGATGATAAACTGTTTATTCACTTTTGGGCAAAGCAATCGCCGTGCAGGATCATCGGGATTGCACAATGTGATAAGGTCCAAGGCGAGTGTCTGGACTTCAAGCCTAACCCGATGTTTGGAATTTGCGAATACTGCACTTTCACAAACAGTTTTCATCCCGGATTTTGTACAGCACCCAGCGGGCCGGTGAACAAGCGGCGGGTATTCCTGGGGTGGAGCGGAATCGGGGATTACTACTCTGTCCACGCGCTTTTCACCTGTGATCGCTATCGAGTGAGTGAACGGTGGAAGGACCTGATCCTAAAAAATGCCGTAGAGGGCCATGCTCCGGCTAATTTTGACCCGGATACCTGGGAGGCGTTGGAGCACATCGACGGGACGCCGACGGCAAAACAGTGGGCGGACCTGCAAGCCAAACGAAAGGCAGAACTGGAGGCAGAGGCAGAAAAAGAGGCGGGAAAAAGGACAGAGCTGGAGCAAAAACAAATTTCCATGTTTGAAGATTACTAAATTGAAAACGGAATAAGGTGCGTGTATGAGAATCGAAGACCTTCCGCCGTGGGCGCAGGCTCAGGCGGCGAACCAGATCATGGCGCGGCAGAGGAGGGGAAGCGGCAGGAGCCGGGCCCCCTCCCCTGCCCTGTCGGACGATGAAGAAGAGATGCCGCGGCGGGCGGCATCCAAGTACCACAACCGGAAGGCCGCCCGGATCACGGCGGCGGGAAATATTCTGGAATTTGACAGCCAGAAGGAGGCGCGGCGGTATGACGAGCTGGCGCTGCTGCTGGCGGCCGAGAAGATTCGGGACTTGAAGCTCCAGCCGGAGTACACCCTGCAGGAGGCATACACCACCCTGGAGGGCGTGCGGGTCCGGGCTATCCGGTACAGGGCAGACTTTTCCTACGAGCGGGCCACGGAGCCGGACTGCTGCGGAGAGGTCCACTGGCTGCGTGTGGTAGAGGATGTAAAGAGCGAAGCCACCAAAACCAGGGTATACGCCATCAAGCGGAAGCTGATGCGCGAGCGGCTGGGTATTGATGTGCGGGAAGTGTGACATGTGCAGGCTGATTTGTGGGGACTGCATGGAACTGTTGCCAGAAATCCAGGACGGGAGCGTCGACATGGTACTTTGCGACATGCCATACGGCTCTACGCAGAATACCTGGGACCAGAAGCTGCCGCTAGACAAGCTCTGGGAGCAGTACAGCAGGATTGTCAAGGAGCACGGCGCCATCTGCCTGTTCGCGGACGGAATGTTTCTGGCGGACCTGATGAAAAGCAACCGAAAAATGTGGCGGTATAACCTGATTTGGGACAAAGTGATCCCTACGGGGTTTCTAAACGCCAACCGGATGCCATTGCGGCGGACGGAGGAGATTGCGGTGTTCTACCGAAAGCAGCCGCTCTACCATCCCCAAAAGGTGCCGGGGAAGCCGAACCACAGCAAGGGGCGGGCCGTCGGGAACCGGGCGGGCCAACGCTTTCAGAACCGGGACTATGGGGACTACGCCGTGGTGGACAACAGCAAAGACTTGGGCACATGGAAGCATCCGACATCCTTGATCTCTATCCCGAAGCCACACGCCTCTAAGTGCCTTCACCCGACGGAGAAACCGGTGGCGCTGTGTGAGTGGCTGATCCGTACGTACACAGACCCCGGGGAGACTGTGCTGGACAACTGCATGGGAAGCGGCTCCACCGGCGTGGCCTGCATAAGAACCGGGCGGAATTTTATAGGGATAGAAAAGAACCCGGGGGATTTCGCCGCGGCGGAGAAACGGATCGCGCAGGCGAAAGTGGATATGGGAGGCATCACATAAATGGAACATCTCCGTTTTTGCGGTTCCCTCAACATTGCTTGCGGCTATGCCGGTGAGCAGGGATTCTGCACGCTGACCAGATGCCCCGTGGTTCTGGACGAGTTCCAGGCCATGCGGAGGCACCAGGGGCCAACAGGGCCGAAGGGCCGGCCGGACGGATACGGCAATGCGGGAGGCAACATGATGAAGTCAACGTGCAGGGGCTGCGGAGCGCCCATTGTGTGGATCAGAACGGCGGCCGGGAAATCCATGCCCTGCGATGCGGAGCCGGCGCTGTACAAGGCCCGGGAGGGCGCGGCGGGTAAGATCATAACCGGGAACGGGACGGTGCTGTCTGCGGACATCGGCGGACTGGCCGCATTTGAGCCTGACGGCGTGGGGCATGTGAGCCATTTTGCCACATGTCCGGCGGCGGAACAATTTCGGAGAAAGGGAGCCGGAAGGAGGGGTGAGGATGGACAGGAAAATGGAGTGCCCGATTTGCAAGAAGAAAGCAGTGTTTGTAGGCGTCCATGATGATGAAGGCAATTATCACGGACTGATGGGATGCGAATATGAAAACGCTCCATGGAGCGGACTGTCGTATGCCTTACATCACGAAGGATGGGGAGACTGCCCACTATGCACTGATGGCGCAGAAAGCACAATGGGCGGGATGCTATTTGATACAGCCGAAGAAGCAATCTCCGCCCTGTCCCCGCCGAACGAGCCGCTGACCATTGAGCAGTTGCGGGAGATGGGAGGACAACCGTATTGGCATGTTGGGTTACGGGAAGAAAGCCCCCCGCCACATTGGAATATCCTTGATCCGTTTTATGCAAAGCATATCGAGGATTACAGATACGGCGAGAACTGGCTCGCCTACCGCCGCCCGCCGGAGGGAGAAGCTGATGCTTGAGGTATGCCCTGTTACGCTCAAGGAAGCCAACGCTTTTGTGGAACAGCACCACCGGCATCACAAACCAGTCACGGGGCATAAGTTTTCGATTGGCTGTACCGACGGTGAGAATATCGTGGGTGTCGCCATTGTGGGGCGCCCTGTCAGCCGATATTTGGACGACGGGTGGACACTGGAGGTCAACCGTCTCTGTACCGATGGAACACATAACGCTTGCAGTATGCTCTATGCCGCAGCTTGGCGGGCAGCCCGGGCGATGGGCTATCACAAGCTCATCACCTACATACTCGACACAGAGAGCGGGACAAGTCTCAAAGCCGCCGGGTGGAAATGCGTGGGACAGGCTGGCGGTCTGCGTTGGACAGGAAAGCGCAGGCCGGAGGTCGATTTATGCCCAGCGCAAATGAAAATCAAATTTGAGATTGACGATGGGAAGCACCAGCCGGAGGGAGAGGAGGAAACCTGATGGACTACGAAAAGCTGGTTGAGCAGATGAAATGGTGGGCAGAAGAATGTGACCGAACTAACTTTGGCTGTCAAGCAAAGAAAACACTGCAAGAGGCCGCCACCGCCCTCTCCATGCTCCAGGCCGAAAACGAGAAGCTGCGGGCCGAGCTGGACGAGAAAGAAAAATACTATGACCAGATGATTGATGCTCTAGCCGCCACCAATAGCACCGAGCTGGAGCAGGTGAAGCGGGAGCGGGATGCGGCGATTGAGGCTGCAAATGGTCTGGATAAAATGATTAGCAGAGCATGGGGGGAAGACTGACATGGAACGGCTGACATACTTTGACGGTGGGAAATGGCGGCTCAAAATTGGCGATACAGAGTACAGCGGAGAAGCCGCAGACCGCCTCGCAGCCTACGAGGACACGGGGCTGGAGCCGGAGGAAATCTTTTCTGCCGTGGATATGGCAAAAATCGCCTGTGCGCTGCGTGAGCTTAATGTCTACAAGGAGCTCGGCTCCATTGACTGTCTCCGCAAGCTGGCTGGTGGCCCGGGAGAGACATCAACCATCACCAATGGGGGTAAAATCCGGGCCATGGACGATGACAGACTGGCGCAAGAGATTCTGCGCCGCTGGCGGGCAGAAATGGAGGCGGGAAAGTTTGAGGATATTTCCACTCGGTGGTGTGACATGAAGGGTGGATGCGTCAGCAGTAAGGGATACCCACGCCCCTGCACGGAAGATCGTCTGCTGGCCTGCATCAAACGATGGCTCCAGCAGCCAGCGGAGGGGTAGGGATTGAGGTGTGAAGATCTTATCATGCGGCGCCGGGATGCAGTCATCGGCCCTGCATCTGATGAGCTGCGAAAACGCCCTGGCAAAGATACGGGGAGAACCGCCTGTATGGCCCCAGGTGCCGATTTACGACATATCCATATTCTGCGATTTGGGATTCGAGCCGCCTTGGGTGAAAAAGCAGGTCGAATTCCTGGCAAACGCCGGTCATTCTTGCGGGGTGCCACTTGTGATTCTGGATTCTCCGCTCTACACCGACTTTATGGAGAATTTCGGGGAAAGGCGGACGATCAGCATCCCGTGGTGGACCATCAAGGAGGACGGCCACAAAAGCAAGATGCCTCGCAACTGCACCATCGACTACAAGGTAGAGCTGATCTCCAAGTACGTCCGGTGGGAGCTGCTTGGCTACAAAAAGGGGCAGCGGCTCCGGGAGGAAGACAAGAAGGCCCACGAGATGCACATGGGCTTCAGCGCGGAGGAGTCACGCCGGTGTAAGGAGAGCCCCAACCCCATGTTCGTCAACAAGTTCCCCTTGGTGGAGATGGGTCTGACCCGGGCGGATAACTTTGCCTACATCAAGGATGTATGGGGCTTGGAGACCAAGGCTTCGGCCTGCTCGTTCTGCCCGTTCCACAAGAATTACTTCTTCAAATTCCTGCGGGAGAATGAGCCGGAGCAATACGCCCAGGTTGTGGGCGTCGATGAACTGCTGCGGGACAAAAATCCGAAGCCGCCTATGGATTCCGACTTGTTCATATCGAGAAGTCGAAAGCGGCTCATGGATCTGACCGACGAGGATTGCAACGACGCTGAGTGCTTTGAATACTGCGGAATGCAGATTTGGAATGGATTTTGATTTGAGAAGATTCGATACTATGGAGCTTTGGAGGAGGAGAAAGATATGGACGAGCTGATTCGGAGGGTTGACGTGGCGCGGCCGCTCCTGGAGAAATACCGGGAAGTGAAGCGGCAAGCGGAGAGGGCTCGGAATCTGAGGAACCTGGGCTCTTGTCTTGCATTCCGGTCAGATATGGAGACTTTGAGAGCGTGCATCCAGATTGCCGTTGAAGCCCCGGCCATGGGAGAGGCCGGCGGAATGATCCAAGAGGCCGCTGTCCGGCGGCCAGTCCTGCAGGATGCCCTGGTGATGTATGGGCAGCAGGCGCAGATTGACATGATGCTGGAAGAGATGGCGGAGCTCTCCAAAGCACTGTTGAAACTGCGGAGAGCAAAGAAACACGAGATCACGGAGCCTCTGTTTCTCGTAAAGAACGTGGAGGAAGAGATAGCAGATGTGCAGATCGTCTTGAACCAAATGAAGCTGCTGTTTCCGGGTTGGGGGATCTGGATGCAGGCAAAGTTACAGAGGCTGGAGGAGCGGATCGAGAAAGAGAGGTGGGCGGATGCAGACGAAGGAAGAACTGCTGGAGATCGAGCAGCGGCTGCTGGTGGAGATGGGCCGGCGGTACGGCGCCCACCTGGAGAAGGCGGCTGCGGCGCGGCGGGCCCGGTCCAGGGAGAGAGCGAGGCGGGCACGTGAAGCGGCGATCCAGGGAATACGAACGGCTGGCGGCGATGGCGGCGGAGGCCAAGCGCCGCGGGCTCTCCTACGGCCAGCTGATGGCCGGCACAACGGAGTATGAGCGAAACCAGATCGTGCAGAAAAGGCGGAAAACATAAACGAAAGGAGGTGCCGCGGGTGTTTCGGTACAAGAAGTCCATTCCGGTGAGCTATGAGTGGCAGGGATACATATACTTCACTTCCCTGCTTTACTGGGAGTTACCGAAGCGGACACAGGAGAAGATCCTGAATTTGTGTATCGCCGCCGGGAAAGAAAACTACCAGGCGCTGTTCGAGTTTGTGACAACGGACGCGGGCGCACAGGCGGTCTGCCTGCGGCACCACCTCTCCCCCTCTACGTTGGAACGAGCCGTGCGGAGATACTACGAGGCGTTCCCACGGAAGATTTGACATGCAGGCAACCGGGTCACTCCCGGCGGCCTGCGTCTTCCCCTTATCTATGACCACATCCCGGTAAGGGTCACGCCCGCGAAAGCGGGTGCTCCGAAGATCAAGGGGACCCCGCTGCGCCCCGCGCAGTGGGGAGAGGAGACGCAAGGGAGCGGGCATTGTTTTCGCATTGGGGTCCCCGCCCCGCCCGCGTGGGGGGGGGG